GTCTGGCTACCGTTCACTTCAACAATGGCATGACGCTATGGGTGCTCGGCGCACACAACAAGACCAACCTACAGCGCCGTTCCATTCGTTGGCTCATTGGGGACGAGACATGGTCTTGGCCGACGGGCCACATGGCGGAAGCAGAGGCCCGTGTCACCGCATTCGGCTGGTTGGGCAAATGCCTGTTCATGTCACAGGGTGGTGAGGAAGACGACGACACTCACCGCAAGCATGAAACAACCGACATGCGAGTTTGGACATTTGCGTGTCCTCATTGCCATCAACGCCAGCCATTCAAGTGGGAGCAAGTCGAGTGGAGCAAAGACGCCCGCGATGAATCAGGCGAGTGGGATTTCCAGAAGGTGCGCGACACCAGCTCCATGCGTTGCGCTGCATGCAATCATTACTTCGATGACAGCGACCGCACCCGCCGCGAATTGAATTTGTCGGGCCGATACGTCGTCACCAATCCCAATGCGCCAAAAGAAAACGCCGGATTCCACTGGAATGCCCTGTGTGCGATGAGTTGGGGGCGATTGGCCGAGTTGTATCTCCGAGCCAAAGCCGCAGCCCGCAAAGGCGACGTGAGTCTCATTCAACAGTTCTACCAAAAACGTCTGGCTCTGGCGTGGCGTGAATACCTAGAAGACTACAAACTCGACATCGTCCCAGGCGGTTATCTCAAAGGCGAAACGTGGGACGGTGAGGCAGGAGTCGATGCGCAAGGACGATTGGTTCCTGCCGGTGAGCCATGTGCCTGTCCGCTTCGCATACTCACGGTCGATTGCCAGATGGACCACTTGTTCCTGGTCGTCCGTGCATGGGCCGAGGACGGATCCAGTCGATTGATCTGGAACGAGCGCGTGCTGACATACACTGATGTGCAAGTCGTGCAGGAACGATTTGGCATTCACCCGAATCTTGTATTCGTCGATGCGGGTTACGCCACCTATGACGTCTACCGCGAATGTGCCGCGCACGGATGGACTGCCCTCATGGGCGACAAGCGAGCGACATTCACCCACAAGGTCAAGGGTCGCAAATCAATCGAGAGGTTCTACTCCCCACGTCGCAAAGTTGTCTTAGGTCGCGGGCAAACATGTTCGGTGTTCTATTGGTCGAACCTAAACATCAAGGATAACCTCGCGCGCCTTCGTCGAAATCAAAACCCTGATGACGGACCAGTCTGGGAAGTTCCTGATGACATCGATGAGGACTATCTCGCGCAGATGGAAAGCGAGCACCGTATCAAGAAGAACGGCAAGTGGATGTGGGAGCGAATCGGAAGCCGCGGCAATCATTATTGGGACGCGGAAAACATGCAGGTCGCCGCAGCCACCATGCTCAAGATTGTAGGACGAGAAGCCACAACAACAGTTGACATCCCCGATGAAGAATCATGAGCCCATTTTCCGACTGGTTTGCAGCACAACAATTTCGTCACTTCAACGCAGATGAATTCGAATCGTATTTCGCGACGCAGCGAAAGGGAGTGAAGAACAGCACACCTCCTCAACCACTCTGGAAAAACATCGTGCCTGTCCTGCGCGTTGTTGATGAACTGCGCGAGTCTTACGGAAGACCATGCCGCATCCTCAGCTCCTATCGCTCACCGGCCTACAACAAGGCTGTCGGTGGAGCACAATTCAGTCAGCACAAAGAATTTAGCGCAATCGACATCACCTTCGATGGCTTGAGCACTCAACGCGTGTATGAACGACTCATCGCATGGCGCAAGGCAGGCAAGTTCGTGGGTGGTCTCGGTTTGTATCCGACGTCGGGATTCGTTCACATCGACACACGCGGTCGCAACTCCACCTGGAAAGGAAAATGACCATGGCTCGCGGACTCTTCATCACCGGATTCACTGTTGCCGAGGTTCTCGCCATTCAACAGCGGGCAAAGTCACTGCTCATGGAAGGCAAGACCATCATGAACTGGAACGACGCTGAGACTTCGGTCTCGAAGCAGTTCACGATGCCCGTCGATCAAGTTCTTGAGGAATGTGCATACGCACTCAAGGTGCTCGATCCGCAAACCTACGGCAGACCACGAACGGTATCGGCTTCTTTCATCCACGGACACCTTGCGAAATGAACCGACTCCAATCCATCGCCCGACTCTTGCTCCCACCCGTGCTTTTGCCCAAAGCATGGGGATCGTCGTTTGAGTCTGCGAACTGGTCGCCTCGTCGTGGTGCGGTGCCAGGAGCTTCTCCATCAGATGCACGCAAGGAACTCACGCCAGGCATCCGCACAGAACTGGTGCGCAAGTCGCGCTACCTTCATAAGAACTCTGGCTTCGTGCGCGAACTTGTGGCCAACATGGCCATCTACTCGACTGGTGACGGCATCCGTGTTCAGGCCCAATCTTCCGACGCATCTTGGAATCGGAGCGCCGAAGAATACTTTTCCTATTGGTCGTCTCGCTGCGACATCACGCAGCGGTTTTCCTTTGAAGAATGCCAAGCGCTCGTTTGTCGGGGCATGGACATCGATGGCGAATACTTCATTCACAAAACCCGCGACCTCGATGGCGAGCCACGCATTCAGTTGATCGAGAGCCACCGCATTGGTGATGACTGGGGATCGAAGGAAACCGTCGATGGCGTGGGCCTCGATGCCTATGGCGCACCCGTGGTCTACCGCGTGCTGCAAGATGACAATTCGACGCATGATCTCCCGGCTTCTGCCATCCTTCACGTCCACGAACCTGAGTGGGCCGGTGGTGTGCGCAATCATCCCACGATCCAGCACTCGATCAATCATCTGCTCGATGAGATGGAGCTCCTCGCGTTAGAAAAGCACGCCGTCAAGGACAACGCCGATGTGTCGCGTATTCTAAAAACAGCACGAGGCGAGATCGACGACAATGGCGACTTTGTGGTGGGCAATGCGCATGGCGCGGGAGAAGCGAGCGACCCAGTCAGCTTGCAACGCATCGTCGGAGGAAAGCTCGTGGCGCTCAAGCCTGACGAATCACTCGATAGCTTTCAGTCGAACCGCCCCAGTCCTACCTTCACCGGATTCCTCGAACACCTGCGTCGTGATTCGGCACTCGGTATGATCCCATTCGAGTTCGCTGCGGATTCTAGCAAGATCGGTGGTGCGGGAGTGCGTCTCATCGTCGCCAAGGCAGACCGCCGATTTTCTTTCCGCCAGATGATTCTCGAAAGGCGTTTGATTCGTCCAGTCTGGGCCTATGTGATAGGTGATGCGATTGCACGCGGACTGCTACCTTCCGTGCCGAGTTGGTGGAGGATCGCCACAGTGCCGCCCAAGCGGGTTACTTGCGATGCCGGTCGCGAAGCACAGCAAAACCGTGCCGACGTGGAAGCGGGACTCAAGACCATCACCGATCACTACGCCGAACTCGGCGCTGACTTCCGCGAAGAAATCGAACGACGTGGCGCTGATGCCAAACTCATCTTGGAGACAGCTGCCAAGTATGGCGTGCCGCCGGAGATGCTGTGGAAGGCTGCTGCGGTTTAATTCAATGACCGAATCACTGATAAAATGTGAAAAATCGATACGAACCAAAACCGATCCAAATTAAAGATTGACATTCTTCGCCAAATCTAAAGCGTATACGAAATGAAAATTTTTAGAATCATATCACTCGCGCTAATTTTTGCAGCATCAGTTTATGTTACCTTTTTCATGAAGCCTAAGTTGACGGAGGGCCGACCAGCTGCCATTGCAACTTATACTATCAATGCGGCAACCTCTGATAATGTTTATCAGCAACAAGTAGTCAACGGATGGGCAGCCAAAGACTTGCTTGAAGTGATTTCATCACAGCTCGACAATGAGGATCCAAGAAATAGAATTTTGCTTTTTCTCGCAGTTTGTGCAGTTTGCGTGATCGGTGTTAGCGCTCCGCACTCAAGCACTCGTGAAAATTAATGCAGCAATTTCGCGTTATTCATCCATTCAATGAAACACCCCGCGTTGACACCGCAAACGGGGCATGAACCCGGTTCTTCAACATCGCGAATGGCTCATTCAACCTGATGCTCTGCACGCAATCTCCTCATCCTTTCAAACACACGCAGACCGTGGAGGATTTCTCCCAAAGCAAGAACCGCAGAATTCTCTCCTCAGTATCGAAGACGGCATTGGTATCGTGGCGATTGAAGGCCCGATCCTTCGCAAAGCTGATCTCTTCGCCAAGATGTTTTATGGAGCGACCAGCTCCGAGGAAATCGCCGATACTCTTCAAGAAATCTCTGGGCGCGATGACATCAAAGCTGTGCTTCTCAACATCGACTCTCCCGGTGGCACGGTAGCCGGAACACCCGAGCTCGCAAATGCCGTTGCCGCACTCGACAAAAAGAAACCAGTCTATGCGTTTTCCTCGGGGCTCATGTGCTCGGCGGCTTACTGGGTTGCAAGCCAGGCACGCGCTATCTATGCCACCCCATCCGCACAGGTCGGATCCATCGGCGTAGTGCAAGCCGTCGTCGATAACAGCGCCGCACTTGATCGCGCAGGCATCAAGGTGGAAGTTTTTTCTGTCGGCAAATACAAGGCGATGGGAGCACCGGGAACACCACTCACCGAAGACCACCGAGAACTCATTTCTTCCAACCTCGCCGAGATCGCCAGTGAATTCCACACCGCCGTTCTCGCACGCGGTCGCGCCATCCCAGCGGAAGCCATGGAAGGACAAACCTTTAGCGGTCGCCAAGCACAACGTCACAACCTCGCGGGCATGGTGCCAGATCGCAATGAGGCGATGCGGAGGCTTCGCGTCTATCACGCAGCAGTTGACACGAGTTCCCGTGCGATGACTGACACACTCGAAGACCAACTCGCCCAAGCCCGCACCCAGGTGGAAACCATGCAGCGGGATCACCAAGCTCAAACCGAACTTCTCACCGAAGCATCAGCGCATGCCGAACGCCTAACGGGCGAAGTGGAATTGCTGACTGCCGAAATCGAAACCCTCAAGGCCGAG